AGCAGATGGCGAGAGCGTCTTGGGGCTCCATGCCGTCAACGGTCGTGAGGATGATGCTTGGCATCCTCGCAGCATGGCAACGCTGTCAAGTTCCGAGCTTCTTGAGCGTAATGATCTTTTTCCCGCCGGGCCCGCTGGGAAGCGCCGCCTTCTTACGCTGCCGCCCGCCAGCCTCAGTCGCAATCGGGTGGACGCCCGCAATCGACGCCGCGACCGCAGAGCCGACGAGGCAGTCGAGCCAGTGGTTATCCCGGCCCGCCATCTTCCACTCATCGACCACCCGGCCACGGGCCTCGGTCCTCACCGGGTATTCGCTCGTCAGGTGCTCGAACAGGAGATCGTGCTGCCCGGCGTGGAACGCGATCGCCTCGGGGTCGCCCATCTGCAACCGCAGGCGAGCCGCGACGAAGGTCTTGTAAAAATTCGTGTCGTAGAGGCATGACCGCTGCCCCTCGCTGATTTGGCCGACTTTCCAGTTGAGCCCGATGCGGTCGCCCCGGCTTTTCTTTTCGCCGATGGGCTGGCTCGACGCGCCGATGCCTTTGCCGTGGCTCGGCAGGATCGCACCGGCAAACGCCGACCGCCGGCAGAACGTGCGGATCGTCCCGGTGCTCTGCCCCCAGTTGGCATCGATGAGCATTTGCGAGATCCGCATCGCCGCCCCGTCCTCACGCTTCCAGTCGCGGCCCATGAGCAACTGCGAGACGGACTCCAGACCGGCATGGAGCGACGCCTCGAAGCCCGCCCCCTTCGCCGCCTGCGCGAGCGTCCGCTTCGCGTGCTTCGCCTCAAAGAAACTCGACGCCTGGTCAGGGAAGGTGCCGTAGGCCACGACGTGACCGCCGAACGACTGATTCCACGAGGCAACGAGCCAGAAGAGGAGTTTCTCCTGCACGTCGACAAACGCCGTGAGCGTCTGGTGGTCGAGTGGGATTTTCCCACGCTCCAAGGTCGTGGCCCGCAAGGCGAGCGAACGCTTGTCTAGCTTGTCCGACGCGATGTCGTCCGCGATCGGTTGGTTCTGGTATTCCGCCAGAAACGCCGACTCGCCACGGTCGATCCGCAGGTTCCAGGCGTGCTGGATAGCCGTCAGTTCGTCCTCGTTCTTTCGCTCGGGCCACGCCACGCGAGCCCCGGCATCCATCGCCGCCTGATTCTGCCGGTAGTGGTCGTCAGCCGCCCCGGTGCCTGTCCCGTTCCGCTGGCCCTCGCGCCGCAGTTCCGCGTACTGACTCCAGAGATCCTCGGCAGTCGGCCACTCGTAGACGAGCTTCGTCCGCTCGCCCTGCCACGCCGGATGCTTCGCACGGTCGAGCAGGCGGTCTGCTAGGTCGTCGGGACGGATCACCGTGATCGTGGCGAGACCGCTGATCTTCGCGCCCGGCCCGGCGAGACCGAGGATCGCACCGGAGAGGATCTTTTCCCGCGTATGCACCTGGGCAGGAGACGAGGCCGATTCGTCGGTCTGACAATCGTCGATTAGCACCAGCGAGGGACGCACCGACTTGCCGTCTGGTCGCGTGTGCTTGATGCCACGGATTCGCCCAGTGATGCCAGCCACCCGGATCGCCGCACCGGCACAGGGAGAGCTGGGAATCCAGGGCATCGTCACGGTGTCAGAAGTCCACTCAATCGACGTGGGCTTGCCCTTGTAGGTCTGCCCGTGCGCCCGCTGGGCGATACGGTCGAGCCGCTGGATTGGATAGATCGCCTCGGGGAAATCAGCCGCGAGAAGCTCGTTCGTTTCAACCTGGGCCTTGATGCTGTCGAGTTGGGATTGAGCGATGGCAGCGTCCGCCCCGATCAGCATCACAAACGACGAATGGCCGTAGAGGATCGCCCACAGGCAGGCCCACTCGCACATAGTCGACTTGCCGCTACCGCGAGGCATGGCAAACGCAAACAACTCGCCACGGAGAACGGCCGCCTCGATCTTGGCGATGGCTGACAGGTGGTCCGGCGACCATGCCAGGACGAAAGCCTCCTTGCCATACGTCTCACAGAAGAGCCGGAAGTTGAGGCGGCAGGCGTCACGCCGAGGCTGATCGGCAACCTGCGGGATCTCGCCGATGTCCCGACCCGCCTCCGACATCCGAGCCGACCGCTCGGTCATCCTGTCCTTGTGAGACTCGTAGGCGTCGCGATCACCGCCCAGCCGGCGGCGAATGGCACGAACGTCCTTCAACTGCTCCCGCAGTTTTTTCTCGGCTGCGGCGGCTTTCTGGAGGCGGTCCTCCGCCATGCGTTATTTCGCCTTCGACTTCTTGGCGGGCTTTTCCAGTTCTGCCTTCTTCCCCGTCAACGTCTCCCACCGCTTGACGATTACGTCGCAATATTGCGGGCTGATCTCCATGCCGTAGCACTTGCGGCCAAGTTGTTCGGCGGCGATGAGAGTGGTGCCGGAGCCGCAGAAGGGCTCGTAGCATGACCCGAACCACGCCTCCATGATTGCACGCGGAAAAGCGACCGGAAAAACAGCGGGATGGTAGTCGCCTGTCTCGATCCGCCCGCATTGCCTTTGTACGCGAATGACACTGTCAGGAATCTTGTGCGTGTTCAGCGAAGCCTTGCCGCTAGTTGCCTTCTGCGTTTTCGCGGCACCCATCCGCATCGCAGCATCGCCGGTCCTGTCACGAATACTCTTGGGGTCTTTTGGAACACAATGCTCTGGCTTGACTGATTCGCGGTTGAAATGCCAGACGAACTCGTGCGATGGCGCAAAGCGGCCGCTCCAATCACCCGGCAATCCGCTGCCCTGGTCCCAGACATACCACCCGAAACGTCTCCAGCCTTGGTCACGCATCCACCCAATCCAAGTATCCCAATACGGAAGCCATTCTCCGTCGCGGTGTATCAGCCCGAGATTGACGAGCACCTGCCCAGCGTCATCCATAGGTAGATTGGCAAACACGCCACGCATGAGCCCATCCCAATCAGCTACCTTTGCTTTGCCTTCTTCGGTGTAGTCTCGCTGCTGCCCATACGGCGGCGACGTGAAACACAGGTCGGCCTTCGCGCCCGCCATCAGCCGCTCGACATCTTCCGCCTTTGTCGAGTCGCCGCAGAGCAGGCGATGATCGCCGAGCACCCACAGGTCGCCCGGCTTCGTGATCGGATCGACCGGCGGCTCGGGGATCTCGTCCTCGACGATCTCTTTCGCTTCGTCCTGGTAGAGCCCAGCCTCCTCGGCCAAGTCCGAGAGCATCTGCTGCAACTCAGGCGAGCCGGTGTCGACCTCGCGGAGAATGGCGTCCAGTTTCGCCGCGTCCGATTCGGCCATCGCAGCCAGCGGGTCGAGCGTGGCAAGCACCTTGTCGCCTTCGGCCTCATTCACGTCGAGGACGAGGACCGGGAGGATCTGGTCGCCCATCGTCTCGACCCGGAGATGACCGTCGAGGAGCATCAGTGAGCCGTCGTCGAGCTCGCGGGCCAGGACGGCGTCAGCGATCCCGATCTCGGCCAGCACCCCCTTGAGGGCGTCCGCCTGGGCCTGCGGGTGCGTCCGCCAATTCTTCGGGTTTGGCCGCAATTCAGACGCAGAGACGCGGCGAAGTTCGCGGATTCTGTCGCGGATTTTCATGATCTACAGGGGCTCCGAAGGGGGCGGAAGAAAGAAAGAAAGTGTCATAATTGGGAGGCTCGCAGCGGAGGCTTCCCGTCGATTTCGCCGGAAGGACCCGTCCACCCGCCCACCATCCGGGGCGGTGTTGCATTTTGCAAAAACCGCTGTTTTTCCCTTGTTTTTCGCATGTTTTTGGTATTTTTGTGCGTTTTTCTCGGGAAATGCGCATGTTTTTCGTTGCGTTCGCTTTTGCCTATTTTTGTAGGCTTCTTCGCATGCCGCATGCGTTTCGCCCTTGTTTTCTAGGGCTTTCCGTACTTCACGCTCACTGTTGTTCGTGATTCGTTTCCATATGCTTTCCCAACAGTCAACAGCCTCACGTTCGTGTCGTCTCCCATCACGTCTTGCAGCGAATCAAGGATCGCCTTTGCGATGTTGTCAACGTCTGGCCTTGGCAGCTTCGGTGCTGTTGGCTTCACGCCCTTTTTCGTCATGTGCGATTTGGGACGCACAAAGACCGCTTCGACGATTACCTCAACTGGCTCGCTTTGCGGCTCTAGGCCCGCCTTGGTGGCCTCTGTGGCGATCTTCTGGCGGTACGCATGAACTGGATGCGTCGCTGGCACATACGCACGAGCGAACCCGCCCCGAGTCGAGACGCGCGGCCTCGGCTGCGGGACGGGCTCGCCCTGTACGACGAACGTGATCACTCGTAGCGAATCACCGCGAAGTAGGCACGCTTCACGGGCGACCACGCAACGCCCTTCTCGACGATGCGATACCGCCCGTAGTAGCAGCAGTTTCGCTCTGCCGCCTGCGGCGTCGGCCCCATGCCGATACCCTCTCGCCGGCCGCCCGCGCGTCCACAGTGACGCAGGATGCCCGTGCGAGCCATCGTCTCGGCGTCTTCCTGCGCTGTCGTGATCGTCGTCGTCGTTGTCACGACGAACTGGTCAGCCAGGGCAACGCCGCCGCAAATCATCGCAACCGCCAGGAAAAAACTTCTCATCCGTGAACCTCACAAGGGGTGGGGGTGGGTCTTTTTCCGCTCGCCATCATCCTCTTGCCGTCAAGCCTCTGACCGCTTCGAGGCGAAGTGCTTTCGTCGCACTTCCCGCTTGCGGGCTCGAATCTCTTCGGGCGTGGGATCTGGCACTTCATCTGCACGAACCGGATCGCGGTCAGGCAATCCGAAAAACTTCCGAGCGGCGTAAACCAACTCGCGAGAGACGTTGAAGTGCTTGGCGATGTCTTTCGCCAGCATCCGCGACTCCCAGAGACGTTTCAGTTCGCCCTCGGTGATGTGGTAGTAGCGTCGATCCATCAGGCGTCCTTGGCGAGCGGCATGATGACCGTGCGAATGCCTTCACCGGCTCGCAGGATGACCGCAGAGTCGCCATCCTTCGCCTCGATCGTGATCGTCTCGGCCGGGTCGATGCTTCCGCAGCGAAGCCACGACAAGACGAATCGCGGGTCGAGCTTCACCGTGCAGGCGTGGCCGACTTCGACCAGGTCGCACGTCGCGGACGACTCGCCGTATTCAGCCGATCGGGCCGACAAGAAAAGCCCGTCCTTCGTGAACACGAATTCCGTCCCCTTCGAGCTTTCGCTCGCGCAGATGCTCGCCATTTCGCAGGCGTGAGACAGAGCCCCAGCGACGACGAGCGACGGCGTGACGCCGTGATCGACTTCCACGTCTCGCCAGCGTGGGAATCGCCCTTCGATGAGCCTGGAGCGGACAATCGTCCCGTCCACCGTGGCGACGAGCTCGCGGCCCGTTGTCTCCAGTTGCACCGCCTCGGCCCCCTTGGCGAGCCTGACGAGCGTGTCGACCGCAGCCCGAGGGGCAAGCGTCTGCGAATCGTCGCAGTCTTGCTCGACCTCGCACGACGCAGCGCAGAGCCGCCGGCCGTCAGTGCCGACGAACGTCAACGTCCCGTATGGCTCCTCTTTGTCCTTCGGGCGTGAGAACTCCATCAGCACGGCCCCAAGAGCGAAGCGGCTGCTCTCGTTGTCAGTCGCACCCTTCACGGTGGAGACGAGCGAAACGAACTGGTCAGCGGGCAGGCGCGCGATCGACCTCGACGCCGCATAGTCCCCTGGGGGATATTCTTTTGCATCCTCGACCGGGAGCCGCCAGGTGCCGCTGCCGCCCTGCACCACGCAACAAGAGCCGTCGACCGTCAGCGTCACCTCGTCAGAGCCGACCAGGCTGCCCACGATGGACGAGAGCCGTTGGAACGGCAACAGAAGCGGCGGGCCATCCGCCCCAGCGAGCGGCGCGGTGATCCGCAGTTCGAGATCCGTCGCCGTGATCGTGCCGTCAGCGATCAGCACATTGGCGAGAATCGGCTTCGGGCTTCGCGTCGGCACTGCGGCCGCAACCGCTCGCAGCCCGGCAGCGAGGTCGCTCGCCGCCAACTGTATGCCACCACTCTGGGTCTTTCGTCGGGTCTTTGTCGCTGTCGTCATTGCTCGCATCCTTTCGAGAGAGTGAACCAACCAAGACCCCAGCGGCGAACGTCACCGCCTGGGCCATGCCGAAAAACGAGAGGGCCGTGATGTCGTGGATCGTCATCGGGCCGCCTCCATGCGTTCGATTGACTGTGCCAGCGTGATGCAACGCCGCATCAGCAGCCGGATCGTGTCTGCTGCCTGCTCATGCAAGAGCCGGCTGTCGTCGTCGATGTGGTCTAGCCAGGCGTGCATCGCGCACATATCGGCCACGACCATCGGCGCGGGGAGCTCGGGCAATCCTTCGCTCATCGCTCACCCCCAATCGGGCGAATGGTGCGAGCCTGACGCTCGGTGCGGACGATCCAGCCGCGACGCTCTAGCGTCTTCAGGTGGCACTCGACGCCGTTAGGCGAGGCGATGTCGAGCAGCCCGCAAAGTTCGCGGACGGTCGGGGCGTAACCATGCGAGTCGATGTAGTCGACGATTGCGTCGTAGACGCGGCGCGCGGCGTCGGTAATCGGCTCGGGGGCGGCGGGGGCTTTGGTGGTCATGTGTTCTCTTCCTTGAGTTTCAATCCTTCGGCAAGTGCGGCGACTTCACGCGGTCGCCGGTATGGGGCGGCTTGGTACTGGTCTCGCCAGACCTTCGGCGGCGGTTTCTCTTCGGGGCGGTTGCGGGGCGTGCGATTCGTGCCGCCGCTGTCTTGGCACTTCCCCAGCCAGCGGACGATGAACGCCCGCCACTTACGCTTCCCGGCCCGCTCGGGGTTCGCGTGCAGCCAGGCCGTCGCCTTGGCAAGTTCTTGGTCGAGCACGGCACCGGGGAACGCCTTAGACCACTCGGAGCGGTCTGCGTCCGTGATCCCCTGCCAGCCTGCGCCAGCAGACCACGAGACGGCATCGGGGGGCTGCGAGCGTTTCCGCCGCTTCGGCGGATCGCTCGTAGCAACAGGCGCAGCCTGTATATCTTCTTCTGTTATGTCCTGTCCTGTTATGTCCTGTGGTAGACGCGCCTGTAGACGCACCTGCGCCTCTCGCGCGTCTACATCAGCGCCTCCGGTGCGCCTCCACTTGTCCTGACGCCTGTTTTTCAGGGCTCGCCGCTTGGCTGCGCCGCCGAAACGTTCTTCCCACTTGGGGATTTGGGCGGTTTCGCCATCAAAAACGATCCAGCCGACAGACGCGACGGCCTCCCAGAATGAGGATTCGCCTCCGCAGATCCGCCCGAGCCTGGCTGGCGTCGACCGGAATCGACCGTCAGCGGTGTTCAGTTGCACCCAGCCCCAGAGCTTGAGCAGCCGGAAGACGATCACCTCGACCGGCTCGCCGGTCAGGTCAACGAGCTCCTGAACCTCGGGCTTGGTATCGAGCGATACGTCTACCGGGAACCATTCAGCGGCCATCAAAACACCTCGTCAACGGTGCAGAAACGCACCTTGTCCTTGTGAACCGTGTAGAAGTCGCACTCGCGGCCTTGGATTGGGTCGCGGCGGCGCTCAATGCGCCAGTTCTTCCGTGTCCACCCGTAGACAACGGCGGCGTGCGTTCGCTCCGCGTTTTCGATGACGTAGCAAAGGACGTGGTCTTCGGACTTGGCGTCTTCCTTGTAGACCTCGTCAACGATCACGGTCGCGTATGGGTAGTCCTCTCGGCAGGTGAAGTGCAGATTGGTCCGCACCTTGTGCTCCACCCGACCTTGGACCATGAGGTCGCCGTCGTCCGCATATTCGCGACGGACGCTGGCGTCGGGCCGCACCGATTCTGGCGGCAGCCAGACCTGAAGACCCTTCTCCCGCATCAACTGAGCGAACTCGTTGACCGCCAGTCGGCTTGTGGAGAGGTCTCTAAGGAAACTGCTGTTGTCCTTCACTCTGCATTCCTTTGCTCGGTGACTCAAACTCAGACCAGCGCCGGCGTCTTCGGCGTCCGCTGCCGAAGTTGTGACCAGTCGCAATAAGCCTGCTCAAAGAGCGCGGGCGATCGGTGGCCCAGGTGGAGCCGTCCAGCCCCCGGCTTTTCCATCTCGCAATGGGTCGCGCCGCTGCGACGCAGCCACTTCGAGCTCCCGCCCATGCCGACGCTGTCGAGCAGGATCCGCATGTGCCGCATTGCCATCCGTCGCTTGCAGACCCAGCCGAGAATCCTGCCGTCTGGCGACACGGTGAGCATTTCGTCGATGGCGGTCAGACAGGCTGGCGTGAGCGGACGCACGATCGGATCGCCCGTCTTGCTCTGCGTCCAAGACAGCGTGTCGCCGTCCAGGTGCTCGCGGGTGAACGACATCACGTCGCCGAAGCGAGCCCCGCACTCGTAGGCGAGAAGCACCCAGCACCGGAGGAACTTGCCGAGGTCGGCCCCGGATCGGAGCCGCTTGCCGTCGTGGGCCTTCGTGGCGGCGATCAGCCCGCGAAGTTGCTCGACCGTCCACGCCTTCGTCGGGCTCTTGCGGGCCTTGATCTTCATCACGCCGCGCGGGGCTTCGTCGATCATCCCGGTCTCAAACGCATATCGGTAGAGCGTGAGCAGGATCGTCCTCTCAGCCCTGACCGTCGTGCTGGCCTTCTCGGCCGAGATCGTCCGAAGGTATTCGTTGACTCGCTTGACGCTGACCTCGCAGCAACGCATGGAGATCCGCTCGACGTTCTCGGCGTAATGCTTTGAGACGATCCGCTCGGCGAGGTACGCCTTGGCGATGCGTCCGAATGTCATGATGGCTGGCTTTTTCATTGATCTACGTCCTTGTGTATTGGCCCCGTTTGGTGGGGCAGCCCGTCGAGTCACGCCCCTGGAGATGATTGGTTTCGGGTCGCCTCGGCTGCGGTGGTTTCCGACTCCCGCTGCGGGTCGCTGCCGTCTGCCGGCTCTGAGGCTGCGACTGCCTCGACTTTGCTTGACCGTCTCACGGTGGCTCTCGCACTACCCCAGACGTTGACGACGATCGCGTCGGTCAGTTGTCCGCGCTCCGCGAGCACCTGGTCGAGAGCGACGATCGCCTTGTAGAGCTCCCAGCCAGCAGCCCTCGCCTGCTCGGGGGTGAGAGTCGCCATCGGCATCGGCTGAAAGCCGCCGTTGCTGACCCGCGAGGGCATCCGGATCGGCGGACGGTCGCCCATGCGAATGTCCGACTCTTCTCGGCGGGCCTCTTGCTCGATGTAGGCGAAGGTGCTGATGTAGCTCATCGGGCGTTGGCCTCCGCTTCGACCTCGTTGCCGTCGAAGTGCTCGGTGCCGCTGTCCTGGGCGTTCAACAAGATGTCGAGCTTCCCGTGGATGAGATCGCACAGGCTCTTGTGCTCGTCACGGGTGAAGGTGCCGTCGCCCAGCCGCTCGTCTGCCGTGCTGCGGAGCTTCTCCAGCCGCTCGACCGTGGTGGCCTTGCTGACGAGGATGCGAGCCTTGCCCAGAGGCGTTTCCGTCGCGAGCGTGTCGTTGAACTTCGGGCGAACGACGACGGGCTCGGGCTGCGGCTTGACGAACTGGGCGTAAGCCCCGCCCGCTGGGCCGTGATCCTGTTGCGGGGCAGGCGTCGGGTAGTCCTGCGCCTCCTCGGCCGTGATAAGCCCACGCAGGGCGTCAGCGAAGGCGTTGCGGAGCGCAAAGCCCCGTGCTCGCAGGGCCATCATTCTCCCAGGATATTGCTGCCACGGGCCGCTCTTGCCCCAGAGACCCGCCTTCTTGGCGTCCGCCACGCTGAATCGGCTGATCGTCGGGGCCGGGTAGCCTCGCCGCTTGGCCTCGCACACCGCGACGAGGTTGTCGCCGTCGCCCTCGGTGTATTCGCGGACGTATTCGCAGACAGGGCTGGCTTGCACCAGAGCCAGGGCTGCGTCGCCCCAGATCGTCGGTCTGCCGTTGATGACCGCGATGCTTTGGAGCGATTGCATCGGGGACAGCCCGACCTCGCTCCCGTGCTGAATCGCCAACATGCACGACTCAGGCTTGCCCTTGAAATCCTTGGGCGAGAACTCAGACGCCGCCACCATCTTGGCGAAGCGGAAAGCGTCGTCGAACGATTGAAGGGCCAGTCCGGTGGCTGCCCGCTGCGTTGAAATCTCCGTGCTCATCTCGACATTCCTTTCGTTTGGTGTCCTGAAAACAGCCGCTCGCCCGTCCTAGGTCTGCGGCAATCAACCTCCTGCGCCCGGATCCTCCGGGGGTTTCCTAGAACGGGAGAAGATTCCCAACGGGCCACGGCCGAGGGTCGACCTCGACGATGTCGGTGTCGGTCTCGACCAAGAGCTTTCCGTTGTGGTGGTCGATGACTCGACCGGAATCAGATGACGAGTCGCCCCAGTTCTTGAGGCGGAAGGTGACGTGGTCGCCTTTGGCGAAGTTGTCGCCGTAGGTCTCCTGCATTCCTGCGGCAGCGGCTGCGTACTCACGATTGTGGGCGTCCATGCGAGGGGTTCTCCTGTGTGGGTGCGGTAATGTACGGGCGTTCCGGTAGTCGTCAAGCGTCCAGATATCAAGTTGTTGGGGAGTGAAAAGTTTGTTCAGCAAGATGAGCGGCGACAGTTCGTCTAGCGGTAGATAGGCTATGGTCTATCGGTAGTTCGTCAAGACAAGATTCCGATCATGGTGAGCACGAGCGTGATCGAGTCGTGAACCATCCTGGCAAGTTGCGATTCATAGCCGAGCTCTTGGCCCAAGCGGACGAGCACAAGCGAGCGGATCGCTGCGTCCCAGTCGATGCGTTTCATGTTGCCCTCCTTGGCTTGAAAAAGCGCCACCCGTTTCGCGGCTGTCGGCTGGCCGGGTGGCCCCACCTTGTGCGTTGGTCAGCGGTAGTAGGTCACTCGGTTGCCGACCGCGTTGATCGTGCGGCGGGTGCCGTCAGCGAAGACCTGAAACAGAAGCGTGGAGCCCTTGACGCCCTCAATGATGCACTGGCGGATGATGCCAAGTTCGCGGGCGACGTTCACGCCAACGCCGAGCTCCTCAGCAACCTTGTACGTCCGATTGTTTAGCGTGATCGTTTCCATCGTTTCGTCTCCCGGTTGGCGTCTCGTCAGGTCTCATTTGCCTGACGTGTGTTACTGTAGTCTATCGGTAGTTGGGCGTCAAGGGCATGAATCGGATTTTTTCATGGGCGTTTTCTGCGGGGAAAACGCTACTTCTTCCGCTTCGCCTTCTTGCGCTTGGCGGCTGGACGCTTGGCGAGGTGCTTTTTCCCGACCGCCCTGGTTGTCAGGCTGTCGCGGATTTCGGCGGCTGACCGCTTTTCCACGAGCCGCAGGCGTTTCCCCAGCATCCGGCTCGACAGTTTGCCGTCCCGGCACAGGGCGCGAACCCAGCCGTCCGTGCAGCCCATAAATTCGACCGCCTCCGAGATCGTGAGGTAGTCGACGCCGTCGATGTTGTATGCCATCGTGACCATGTCCCTACAAAAGTACCGTCTAGCGGAACTTAGTCAAATTGGACTCCGTCCCGGCCCGGCCCTAAAGTTGGGGTGTCGGGCAAATGTCTAGTGGAGGCGAGGGGAGTTGGACTGTTGTACAGTAGTGGGTATAACAGCCATCACACCGGGAGAAACAACATGGAAACGATGACTTTGAAGGAACTGTTTGAGCGGTACGTCACGCTTCGGAATCTCAAGGGCAACACGGCGTCGCTGTACAACCAATTAGGCGACAGGCTGACGAACTTCCTCGGCCACGAGCCAACGCTTGCGGACCTCGACGACCTCGTGATCGCGAGATACCTGCGCTGGCGGGCCACGACGCCTGGCTACAAGGGGCGGGTGCCATCGGCCGCGAGTGTCCAGAAAGACAAAGTGATGTTGCAGGCCGCGTGGAACCTCGCCGCCCGCAAGCGGTGGGCGGCTGACTTCCCCGAGCTCCCGAAGATCCGCGTACCAGCGAGGCTGCCCACAGGGCGGGCCTACACGGCGGAAGACGTGGCGAAACTGATCGTGCGAGCGAAGCGTCGGCAAGGATCGGTCGGCGGGAAGCGTGCCGCCTGGTGGTGGCCGACGCTGATCTACACCGCGTACTGCACGGGCGAGCGGTTCACCGCCCTGACATCGCTCCGCTGGGGGCAGGTCGACCTAGACAGGCGGCGCGTCGTCTTCCTTGGCGAGACTCGCAAGGGCTCTACCCGCGACATTGAGCGTGAGATCACAGAAGACCTTGCCGAGATGCTGCGGCGTGAGAAAGGCCCGCCAGACGCTCTGGTGTGGGCTTGGGACCGCAAGAGCCGCAGCCAATGGGCGAGCCTACGTCTGCTCTGCCGCCTCGCAGGCGTGAAATACAGAGGCTTCCACGGGTTCCGGCGGACGGCGGCGTCTTATGCCGCACTGGCCGGCGGACGGGCAGCCGCAACGCACCTGCTCGATCACGCAGACCCGAACCTCCAAAAGATATATGTCGACCCGCAAATCTGCCCCGAGGAGGAGATCAGCCTGAGTGCGTTGCCGAAGCTAGACCTTGACCAGAATCGTCAAGGTGAATGACGGCGGCGGCGGCGCAGGGAAAGGACGAAACCCGCGCCGCCGCGACGCGCCGTCAGCCGTGTTTAGCATCCTGGTCAACGAAGATGCTCTGCCCGCGCCTCGCCCTAGCCTCCATTTCGAGAACCTTCGCCCGCGTGCCGGGGAGCGCTGCCGTCTTAGGGGCTGCGTCCATTGCCGCTTGAACCTCGGCGACGATAGCGTCCGCCTCGTCTCGAATCAGCATGGAGGCGTCGTGGATGAGCGTCTGATCGCAGCGGGCGGCGCGGGCCGCGTAGGTCTCGCCCTCTAGCGACTGCCCGCCTGCCGTCTCAGGATGAGCGAAGAGCCGGACGGTATATCTCGCGTGTGCGTGGATGCGCGTCAGCCGGGTCAGCCAGTCGCGGACCTTCACCGGGACCGATCTTCGGATTGGCTGCTTTCCTGCGGGAAGTTTTTTTTGCTTTGCGTTTGGGCATGGGGCGGCCTTGGGTTTGTCCTGCCCGAAAAATGTCCGCTGAACGTCAGACATGATGGCGGGCGATTTTCGCTTAGGCGTCAAGCGGCGCGGGGATTGTGACGCACGATGGCGATCACGGCCCGGATCCCGATGCGGGCCTCGGGGCAACTAAACCAGAGATTCGCGAACTCAACGACGCAAGCTCGGAGCACCAGGTCGAGGGCCGCCTTGTGGCTGGGCTTGCATCCCCACCGGGCTTCAATGTTCTCCCGCACCTTCGCGGTCGTGACGGCGATCGCGTCGAGCACGTCGTCGGCGGCTCGCGCACAGGAGAGTTTGCCAGCGATCTCGGCCATCGTCCGCTCCGGCCAGCAGCGGCAGATTTCGGTGACGATCACGTCGCAGGTGTGCTCAAGCTCGGCGGCGCGTGGGCCGATCTGCTCGCGCACGGCGTCGCACAGTTCCCGCAGCGTCAGCGTATCGAGAGCGTCGCCCACCGCACCTCCAGCATCAAGGCATGGCCGGTGAACCAGACGCGGGCGACGCTCCCGGCACGCGGCACTTTCCGTCTGGGCAGCCGGGCTTTTTCTTGCACCGCTCACAGGTGCAGGTGCATCGCTGCTCTACACGGCCGTCAGGCTTCCAGACGCCGTTGACGCACGTCCGGCCGCAGACGCACTCGGCGGGCGTCGGCGTGGGGGCGGCATCCCCGGCGACCATGCTGGCCCGTGCAGCGGCGACCGCAGCGGCAGCCCTCGGGTGTTCGAGGCTTGCCGATACCGGGTCAGCCGACAGGGCGGCGAGCGTCGCCAGGATCCATTCCCACATGGCTAGAAACTCCTGGCGTGGTCGATCACGGGATGCCCGTCCTCGCCGACCTGGTGCTGCACGAGGCGGGATTCCTTCGGCGGCTGCTCCGCGATGAGGGCGATCCAGAGAAGATTCTTCGCCGCCTTGGCGATCCACCGGAGCACGGGGCGGTCATTCGCGGGCGTCGGGTTGACCGGCGACGAGGGCGACGACGAGAGCCACCATCCGGCAGACATACACACGAGGCAGACAATGGCGAGTTGCTTGTTGGTGAGTTGGATCATGGGGCTAGTTGGTAATCGAGGAATGGGTTGGGCTTGCGAGTGAGCGTGTTGACGGCGGGCATGAGCCAGTTGCCGTGATGGAGGTCGCGCCAGCCGAAACCGGCGACAGAGCCCACGGCGAAACTATCGAGCCCGGCAAGCATCCGGTCGACCGTCTGGCGATCGACCCAGAAACTCCCTTCGGGCATATCGGCGGGCCACTTCGGGCCACTGATCCACGACGGCCCCCATGAGTTTTGGCAGAGCAGACCGTCACGCGGCGAGCCGTTCTTGGCGTAGCGCACAGAGTGGAAGCACATCGCATGAGCCCATTGCCCACGCGCGGCGGCGAACGCATCCGGTCCTCTGACATTCTCGAAGCCGACCATCGAACAGACGGCGACCGGGAACCCCGCCTCGATAGCGGCAGCCGCCTCGTCGAAGTTGCGGACGAGGGCGACGTGTTTCGTCGGATGCTTCTTTGCGACCGCGTCGAGCTTGCCCTTGTCGCCTTGGCCGCCGTTGCCCCAGTTGCCCCACTGCTTCGCCCGGTCGGCGGAATAGTCCGTCAGGTCGACGCCTTCGTAGGGCTGGCGGTAGATGACGCCCCAGTCGCGAAACCAGCGGGCAGCCGCGCCGCCGTAGGAGCCATCGCTCCAGCCGCCCCCGCCTTCGGGCTTATTGCGGGCCTCGACGCGCGAGCCGCCGTAACAACTTTCGGAACTGACGCGGAGCGGAGGATCGGCGAGCCGCCCCGTCTCCCAGTCGACGCATTGAGCGATCCAGACGGCGTGCTCGCCCCAGGCCCACGAAACGCAGTCGCCGATTCCCTGCCGGCCGCAAACCCACGGCTTGCCGTAGCGGGATGCGTGAGCCCTGTAGGCAGAGCGATAGAGGAACGTGTCGACGCCCTTCGCCTTGGCGATCGTGTCGGCCCCGGCGTCACGAAAGAGCGGCTGGTCGAGCTCGGCCAGAAACTCCTTCACGCCCTCGGGGTTGGGGGCGTATCCAAACTGCGACCCTGACGGCGTGTGCCGCTGCGATACGGCGAGGTAGACGGCGATGAATAGCAACGCCGCCGCGCCGACAAACTGCCAGGCTCGAATCTCGTCAACGGGTCGCTTCACCGGCAGCCCTTCCGATCTCGCGATACGCTGCCGCCCACGCCTCACGCTGCGACTTGCTCACCGGGCCACCGCTCTTGCCGACTGCCCCGTCGAGAAACGCCTCGATGGCATCCCTGACCTTTGGCTGCCGCTCGCCGATGCTTTCGCCACGGCAACGCAGGATCCTCGCCCGCGTGCGAAGTTCGTCGTATTGCGTGCCGGTCTTGAAGAACGGCTCGCCCTGGGCGGCGTCGTGCTCGATCTCAATGGCGAGCTCGTCGGCAAAGGCTGCGAGCGTCGCGGCGTCGGCCGCAGCGGTCGGGCCGATGAACTTGCCACGCAAGACGAGAGCGCCGCCGGGGGCCGGTGCCGGGGCGGGCCTGCTCTCCAACGCCCACGCAAGCAGGCAGCCGAGCACCAGGGCCGAGGCGAGCGTGTAGCGGGCGCGGTCTGTCATGGCTTGTCGCTCCCGGCGACCAGGGCGAGCGTCAGCGTGTCGATCGCCTTCTTCTCCGCTTCCGCCAGGCTCTCCGTCTGGAGGAGCCGCAAGCGGACGTGGGCGAGGTCAGCGATTGCCGACTGATAGGTCGGGGCGAGGTGCGGCGGTGGTGCCGGCTCTGGGCCGAGCGACGGGGCAGCCCGGCGAGCGAGCATCGGGCCGACGAGAAGAGCGGCAGCGCCGCCCAACAGGAGGACGTAGATCATGCGTCGTGGGCTTTCCTCACAAGGGGCAAGAGCGATTCGATGGCACCGCTGGCGACCAAGAGCAGCAGTTGACGGGCGGCAGGCTTGACGATCACCCAGACGGGCCACGCGAGCGCGGGGATCGCCCGGTCTGCAACGGTGTCGAACAGGAGAGCGATCGCGTTGAGGACGAACTGCTTCCGCTCGGCCCCGTCGACCGGGATCGCGTCAGCCGCTTCTATCGCGACGCGCATGAGGGCGACGGCGAGCTCGCCAAACTCCGCAAGCGTGATGCCGCCAGAGGCTTTGACCTTCGCCGTAGCGACGAACGCTCTGACCTTCTCGGCGAGCGACACGAGGTCGTAGGCGGCCTGGAGCGGAGCGGATGAGATCATTTCACGAGCCCCATGAGGATTGCCCGGCGGGCGGAATCGAGAGAACAGCCGAGGCGGAACGCGACCAGTTGCACATGCGATGCGGTCAGCGGCGCGGGCCGCTTGCTCGTCACCTTGCCCCAATACTCCTGGCTCTTCGTGTAGTTCTTGGCGAGCGACACGACCTCACCGGCAGCCGCGATGGGTTCGCGCCCGTCAGGTCCGCCTCGACGCCAGTGAGCCGCAGCGATCACGTCAGCCTCCGACCGTTCAGATTGGTCGAAAAATGGGCGTGACCGTAGGGGCTATGGCAGCGTCTCGCACTCAGCCAGACAGGCGGCGTAGCCAGCCAAGTCGATCGGCGTGTCGGTCGTTTTGCTCGGCCCCATGTGCCTAGCAACCTTGTCGAGCGTCATCACGACAGCCCAGTCGGCGGGGGTCAGCGGGCGTTTCAGCACGTCGGCGAATGCGGCGTTGATCATGCCCACCGTGCGGGCGAAATGGTGGAGCGGCCCGCCGTACTTCGGACGACGGTCGCGGATTACGTCGATCGCGTCTCTCAGCAACCGCTCGGCGGGCGTCTCGTCATCCTGCGGCGTGAGCAGCCCGTCGCCCGTATGACGTATGTCAACTGGACGCTCTTTCTCGCCCTTCAATTCCCGCTCGCCCTGGAGAATCCAATCGACAGGGATCGACGGCACGTCGGCGTCAGCGATCTCGGTCGGCGACTCCTGCTCGGTCGTGTCGAAGCACCGGGCAGCCGCTTCCTGGGCAGGTCTGCAACCGGCGAGCGAAGCAGCCATCGGCGTGTAGCCACGATGCTTCGGATCGTCCTCTGGCGTCGCGTCCATGCGAGCGGCGACGGCTTCGCGAAGGGCTCGGTTCTCGGCTTCCAACTGGTCAAACGCTGCGGTCATGGTTGCCCTTTCCTTGATGAGTCTGAGAACGTCTGCGGCGAGCGTGCCGCTCGTGCCGGTGTAAGCACCGGAGAAGCGTCGAGCGCGGTGCTCTGCTGCCGTTATGTAGTCAGCGTCAAGCACGGTCGGCCTTTCAAGCGGATGCGAGCCGTCTTGCTTCGAGCCTCTGGCGGGCTTCCGAAATGTCGCGAAGCGTCCAGATGAATTTCTTTTGCGGCACCGGAATCCGATCCCGCTTCGCCACGTTCTCGGCTGCCCACAGTGGCCGCAGGTTTGTGTAGTGGAACGCCACCCGCTGCTGCTCAACGCACGAAAGATCAAACGCATTGAGCGGGACAATGTGGTCGACGTGCCATAGAGACCTGTTGTGCCATCCCATTCCCTGCACGAACTGCGATTCCAGCCATGCCATCAGTTCTCTTGGAGAGCAACCGACGAGCTCAAACGTCCTTGCTGATTTTTTCGCCCCTGACCCAACGAGTGCATTGCGAACACGGCACCGAAGCCTTCCGGCAATGGCGTATTGCGGGTCAGTTGCCCGCTTCATGCGTGTCCGAACTGCCGACACACTCTGGTTTTTCTTTCGATATTCCTTGCCATACCGAATGATTTTGTCGCGGTTTTGCAGGTAGTATTCGCGGGCCTGCGCACGCAGTTGTTCGGCTTTCTCGGCGCGGTATGTCGGCTTGTATTTCCGGTGGTAGGCCCGCTGCTTCTCTCGCTGCTCTGGCGTTGCGGATGCGAGCCGCTTGCGAGCACGGTCACGCATCGGAGCCAGCCTCGCCTCTCGCTGCTCTGGCGTCTCGCTGTCGCGCCGCTTCTTCGCCGATTCGTTTTCACGGGCTCGCATCGCCAGATACTTATCGCGAGGCATATTGCGGTACGCCTCCCTCCTCTTTGCGAGCCGCTCTTCCTGCGACACGTCGTCAGTTGCCATCGCAAGTCCTCGCATACGCCATGTGGAGCTCTGCCAGCCCGCCCTCTGGCGAATAGATGAATCCCTGCATTGCCCGCTCCGAGCCAATGAACCCAGACTCAACGTGCCACGCATCCGGCGGCACAATCGTCGGGTGAGTCCTGACGATAACTCCATCGATGGTGCTGATCTCTGCCGCCTGGTGATGCAGATGCCCGACGTGCCATTCACGGTGCCGGCACTTAGACCACAACTGGGATGCCTCCAACGCCATGATTCCGGCGAGCTTCTTTTTCGCCTTGTCGCCGTGCGTGACGCCGATAAGGTTTCCGCCATGCGTCAAGTATTTCCGGCTCGTGAACTCGCCATTGACGATCACACGAGAGTCGCTTCGGTATCGCTCGATCAGGATTTTCTGGAGGGCGAAGCTGAGAGCGGAATCGTGATTGCCGGGGACGATGAGCACGTCCGTCGCGACGGTTTCAGCCGAGTGCTCAATGGCACGAAAGATCGCGGCGGCTGCCGTATCAATCGCCTTTTGGAGTCGAGAATCACGGTCTAGGTAGGTGCCTGACGTTGTTGTGCCAGACACGGTATCGAAGTGCATCGTGTCGCCAGCGAGCACGATTGATCGCCTGACGATGCCGAGGTCGTTGCCGCGTTCTATTAGATTCGCACTCGCCTTCGCCACGACGGCGCTGGCAATGTTGAGGTCGTAGTCGGCCCCGGTGGTATGCCGCCACGACCGACTGCCCATGTGGAGATCGCTCATAACGACCACGCTCCACAAGCCTTCACGCTTCCGCTTGTGGGCCTTGGTCTTCGGCCGGCGAATCTGCTTCTTCGCTGCATCGATCATCGACGCCACGCATTCAAGCGTCGTCGGCCCGCCCTTCGGCTTGAGCCGCACATGAACGCGGTGAAGCTCCGTGACGACCGGCTCGCCCGTGTCGCGGTCTGCGGTCAAGCCTTCCCACTTCGTCGCCTCGCTGGTGGCTATCTCGAAGCGTGACATATCGGCTTCGATATGCCGCAGCAGATCCTCCACCGTGCGAATGCGAGTAGAGACGCTCTTCGCCTCAAGCCCTTCGGCGGTCTCCTTTTTGGAAACCTCCTCGATGGTCAGCCCTTTTTCGCCGTTGACCTTCGCAGCGATGTCAGCGACTACGCTCTTTCGAGCCATGCGAGCACCCCTTGGAATTGGACGTTCGCAATGCCTCTATCTTTGAGCGTCTTGGAAATCGCCTCGGCGGCTGGCTTCTTCCGCTTTCCAAATCTGCCTGAGTTGTAGGCGTCTTTGATCGCTTGCAGCGTGTCGGCGTGTTCCGGCGAAACCCGCTGGTGCCACGCCTGCGGTTGACGGGCCTCGATGTTGCCGAGCACGTCGTCGATGATGTCTGGCTTCACCTTCGCCATCAGTCCTCCTCGTCGTCACGGTGGCGGAATCCCTCGGCGTCCAGCACGCCCGAAAGCGTCTCCGAAAACTCGACTACGGCATCTTCAGACAGGTCGGGCCAGCGGGCGTGTATGAGCTCGTGAATCAACGTATCCAGTAGGTCAACGCCCCGGAGCCGGGCGTCGATGCGGATGCGATGGAGCGTGTAGTTGCAATCGCCGTCGATGCCGCGAAGGCGCTGCGACCGCTCGATCTTCCATCGCTGGTCGCCGACGTAGACCGTGCGGCGTTGGCGCTTTCTGCGGGGCATACGGCCAGCGTAGGGCGATGGTCAACGTGCGGGCCAGGGCGTCAGGCGTCAGGGAACGGTGCCGTGGGCGGCGTGAAGTTGGCCGTGTAGCGGGCGACGCCCTTGGTGATGCGGAATTCGTCGATGTAGCCGTTGAGGGTACGGCCGCTAAATTCAATGTCAGTTGCCACCACTACTTGCGACGACGCGACGCTTGTGCCAACGCTTTGTTTCGTTGCCCTCACCTCCCCGTCGATGAACATTCGGCACGTCGTCCCGCTACGATTGAACACGAAGTGGTGCCAATTGTTGTCATTGAATCCGCCAGCGTTAGACGCGAAGAACAGTTCGTCGGCGTATTCTCGCCAGTAGATTTCCGGCGCGCCGTTGCCAGAAGAACCGTTCAGCGACATGAGTATTCCCCCGGCCGAGTTATATGGTCGCGTCAGTAACGCCGCATAAGCGTTGCTCGCCGCCGAGCGAAACCAGAACTCATAGCAGAAGTCGCCAGTGCCGAAAGCAAACGCATTGCCGCTGTCAGCAATGCTGATGTAGTCACCGCTGCCATCAAACGCCGCCGACTTCCCGCCAAACTTGCTCTGCGCCGTCGATTGCGTCGCGCCACCAAACGCCGTGACGGTCTTCGGCGTGCCGCTGCTATCGGTGAACGTCGAGCCCGTGCCGTCCATGTGCAAGAGCAGGCTGACGCTAGAGAAGTTGGGGTCGGTGTTTGCCCCAGGCGTCACGCTACTCGTCGCCGACGAATACGGCCCTGTGCCAGCCCCGTTGATCGCCGCCACGCGGAAGACGTAGGCCGTGCCGTTCGTCAGCCCCGTGACAGTCGCCGAGGTCGTCGTCGAAGTGCCATCGGAGAACGTCGTCCAGGTCGTGCCGCTGTTGCTGGAGAACTGCACGGCGTAATCGGTGATTGCGTACCCGCCGTTGTCCACGGGAGCGGTCCACGAAACCGTCGCCTGCTCGTTGCCAGCGGTCGCGGAAACGCTCGTCGGCGCACCGAGCGGTGTCCAAGTGGCAATCGCCGTTCGCCGCCAGCCAGAGGCGGATTTGACGTAGAGGAAGGATGCGTCGTATGCGATGTCGCCGTTCGTGCCGCTCGCCGAGGGCGACATCGGCACGGGCTGCCACGACACGCCTGCGGTCCCGCCCTGGCCCTGCGGAATGGTGAAGTCCAGCACGACCGCCGAACTGGTGCCGCTATTCGTGACGCTCGCATTTGAGCCAGCCGCCCCGGTTGTTACGGTGCCGACAGCGATCGTCGCCGGGCCTTGCGGACCCTGCGGGCCTGTGATCGCGGAGAGGGCCACGAGGTCGGTCCATGTTGAGCCGCCGACGAGCCGCCACTGAATATGCGTCGATGTCGTTTGAAGCTCGACGCTGCTGCCGTTCGTGCCGTTCGTGCCAGACGCGCCCGTGCTGCCTTGCGGGCCAGTGATTGCCGTCAGGGCGACGAGGTTCGTCCAAGTGGTGCCGCCAACCGGCCGCCATTGCAGATGCGTTGACGTGGATTGAAGCTCAATGTTCGCGCCCGTGTCGCCGCGTGGGATCGTCAGCGAGAGCGTCTGATTCGGTGCCGTTCCGGTGATCGCCGCAGACGCCGACGAGCCAGCCGCCCCGGTCGTGATCGTGCCGATAGTGAGGCTGTTCGCAGGCCCGGCGGCCCCTGTCGCGCCCGTTGCGCCCGTAGCGCCCGTAGCCCCCGTGCTGCCCGTACTTCCCGTTGCACCCTGCGGCAGCGTCAGGTTCAACACCTGCGCCCCGGCTGGCCCCGTCAGCGTTGCCGCAGCCGTCGTGCCGCTCGCGACCGTGCCGATGGTAAGCGTCGTCGCCGGCCCCGTGTCACCCTTCGGCCCACGGTCGCCGACGCTCGTGATGGCTACATTCGCCGTCCCGCCATTCGTGATCGTGGGCGCTGGCGTGCCGGTAGAGCCTGGCACCGTGACCGTCGTGGTCGTGCCACCCGAGACCGTGACCGTGACTTCGTTGCCCGCCATCTGCTGCTACCTCACGGGTTCGATGCGGTGACGTTGCCGCTCAACACCGTTCGCGTCACACTGCCAGGCGAGACCCAGCGGAGGAACCAGCGATTCGAGCCGGTCGGCGAGATCGCTGCCGTCTGCGTCTCGGTCATGCTGATCTGAACGGTGCTCGATGTGACGTTGTTTACGGTCGCCATCGTGACCGTAACGGTCGGCGTCGCAACCGGATTGTCGGTCGCCGTGGCCCCGAAGCCGCTGTAGACCGCAGCCGTAACGGTGAAGCCAGTGAGGTCGACGCCAGCGAAGACAGCCGAGAAAGTTACTTCGTCTCCACGGACAAGCCGGAGATCCAAATCGCCTGGGATTTGCGAGAAAACAGCCATCGGCAGCCCTTGGGGGTGTGCCGTCAGCCTACGGGCGGGGGCGGATTAGACGGAGGGGGTGGCCCGCCGATCCCGACCATGCGCCCGAGCTCGTTGAGACGCTCCTGCCGCTGCGCGCAACCGCAGTCCTCGAACCCGGCGAGCTCCGCGACGGCCTGCGCGCGGTCCTTCGTGATGCCAACGCTGGCGAAGGCGGCGGCGACGAGATCGCCGAGGCCGTTAGGAGGCTGAGAGGGTCCAGACATGGCGTGAGGCGTAACGCAAGTCCACTGGTACGGGAACGGTGCCTACGAGGCGGTTTGTTGAAATCATGTCTGAAACCACGGACACTGACCCACCAGACGCAAGCGTCGCCTCTTGCTCTGGCGACAGCACGAGGTTTGCGGTGTAGGTGCCGCTTGCTCCAGGCATCCCCGTCGTGCCAAATGTCCACGCTTTCAGGTTGTCATCATAAAAACGCGGGTATTTTGATGATGCGCCGTTGTATCCAACCGATCCGCTGATCGTTATGACCAGTTCGTTTGTCGTGGCCGTCGACATGCCGAAGTGCTGCGTGCATGTTCTCCGTGCGCGTAGCGTCCACTCGCCGCAACTGGCGACAATTTGCGCGATCGGGCCGAACGAAAACGTCGTGCCGTCGACGAGCGGAAGGCTTTTTGCGTCATAAATCGGATCTCCTGGGCTGCCAACAAAATCGCCAAACCTAGTCATCGGAGCGCGATTAATCGTAAGCGAACTGTAATAAGTGCCAAGGGTGTCCGTCGCGGTCGGCTGCGCTACCCAGCGGTTTGGGATTTCAGCAGAGGTAAACGACAGGTTGCTGAATAGGTTGACGAACTGATCGACATCAAAAAGAGTCCCGCTTGGCAGGAAACTTGTGTCCACGAGGGCCGGCAGCCAGCTAAAGAGCTTCGGCCCAAAATTTCCCGCCCAAGTCGCCGACGCTGGAGGTCCGTCTGTGCCAGAAGCGACGACGCGAGAGAGCGTGGCCGTGATGCTGCCGATGCTCCCGCCACCGCGAATGACGCTGGCCTGCGGTTGGTTTGACTTTGGAGCCTTGCATGCCCGCAGGCGTTTTGGCGTCGACGGGTATATCGTCGTGTCCAGCCCCCAGTAGGAGTAAGGCTCGTCTGTCGACTGCGTTTGCGATGCAGGCACGGACGGCACAAACGGATCGACGCTGCTTGACGCCCCAGCCTGAAACGTGCCTGGCGTCTTTGAGAGCCACATCGACCCGCCTGAGGAAATCTGCGACCGCCAAGGCTCGCCGTTTGATTCCGGCTCAGGTATTTCGGTTGTGACGCTAGACACGCCGCCGATCCCGATGATGGAACCGCCGGAACCAAGCGCAACACCTCCTTCAAGTGTAAATGTGTATGACCCAATGTCGATGCGCTCTGGCGTCGTGCCTGGCGGACGAACGACAATCCAGTTGTTGCGGCACGCCATCTGCACCTGTTTTTTTGATTTGATCCACATGCCAACGGCCGTCAGGTCGGCCGCTAGTGGGTCTCCTGACTCAATCTGGTCGCCAGCGTCGTAAGTCGCGCCGCCAAATGATATCTGCCACGTTTCTTCGTCCACGTCATAAAAAAGCGGCCAATCAATGCCGCCAGGAAACGTGACCTGCCACAACTGCGTCTCTCCAACAAGGCCGCCGCTGTCGGAAATAAACGCGGGCGTCTGCCGATACTCCAAATCAAAGCCAGGCGGCAGTGTGTCAGCCCAAAAGACCTGTTTGTCTGGCGTAAAGAACAGCCGCCACTTAGAGCCGGGAAACTGCATGGCCGCGTCCAGCGTCAGCCGCAGCCGCTTGCTGGATAGACGCTCGACCTTGGTGATTCCGCGTGGATTGATGCGGCTAAGCTCTGTCTTGCCGTCTGGCGGAACAGGAGGAAACTCATACATCAACTGCGGTATCTCGCCGTTCGCCAGCGCCGGAGGCGTGACGGATTTATCCAAGTAACGCCCAAATCCCTTGAGCTCAAAATGCCGTTTCGTCACGCCGTAAACGTGATCGGCAAACACAACGTCGATCTGCGTGACAGGGTATTCCCGGCCGCCGAATATCTGGCCGTTTATCAAGGCGTTTTGTTCAAATGGAATCTCGAATCTTGGGCGGCCTCTAAGCTCGTCCTCCGTCCCCTGGAAAACCTTGAAAGTAACGAACGGCTGATCTAGGGCCGCATTTCCAGCGCGGTCGACCACCGGGTCGGTGACCGCGATCGAGTATTGCCCAGGCGATAGGGTCTGATTGCTAATCGTTGTGTCGAAGTTTGCCGTCTGTTTTTGCCAAGGCTCGAACCCGAGCCACCTGTAGGTTTTTGGCGTCCATCTACTTCGTGCTTCTAATGCCCCGTCGTCGGTATCGCTGAACACTCCACCAATGGTTTCGTCAGACCGAACGGCTTGAAGGATAGCCCATTCGCTGTTTGATTTTTGCGCCGCTTCGGCGACCGTCATGTCGTCGAATGCGTACCAGAAAAGCGGCGGCGGCGTCTTGTCGATGACGAATGAGTTGAAGATGGTCGTTTGCTGCGCGTTTTGCTTTCCGCTGCCTGGGATTGGGGGCCATGTGAAATTTGGGCCTTGCATGACGACGTGCGCAACAGGGGCCAACAGGTTCGCTGGGTCACAGGCGTCCGTGCTTGTCGACACGCACAGATACGACCCTTCCTCCTGCGTTAGCGATGCCCACTGCGCAGCGTTCATCACGCCGTCAAATTGCGTGGCAACGATTTCGTCGATCGGATCAAAGTCCCCTTCCTGCGCAAACGGAACGGCGACAGTGATTGTCCCGCCTGCCGGAATAAAGAACGGCCCTCGGTATTGCCCTAAAAAGGGGAATTGCGGGAACTGAACTGGCGACTGTAATCGCGAAAATCCGTCGCCTCGCACGATCACGCCGACAGGCGGGCTGTAGTTGTGGTGGATTATCCCAACCCTAAAAAACTGCAAGTGCGGCTCTAGGTCTGGGCGTATCTTTCCAAGATCCTGGGCATCTTCCAGAGTTGCGAATATCGTCGGCCACACGAAGCCACGAGTAGACTCATTTGGGTGCGTAGAGCCGACTACGGCTTGCCAGCCAGCCCCGGCCTGCGGCACGCGACTTGCAAAAACCGGCGACACGCCGCCGCGTTGCGCCGTCGCCGTGCCGACAAGTTGGCCGTTGCGAAATACCTTCGTCGTGCAGGCCCAAGAAAGCGTTTCTGGTAACGCAGCACCAGCGGCTAATGGAGAGTAGTTTTGAAGCCCGAGAATCGGCTGCTTCGTATAGCCTGGGAACCCGGTCGATTGCCGTACCCACAAGCCACCAGCGACGCCTGATGAGTTATCCACCGATGGCGTGTGCGCGGTGACGTAGCGACCGCCGGCCGGCGACTCGCAGGAAATTAAAGAGATCGAATCTCTAGAGAGCGTTCCGCGAGACAGCGTTGTTGTTCCTGCGGACAGTTCAATGTCCTGCTGGCCTGGCTTGCTCGCATTATTAAACAGCGACGCCGTAGCCGCGTTGTTGAACAGCGAGCACCCGAGACGCCCGACTTGGCTGCCGGATGCAACCCCACTGACCGTAATCCCCACGGCATTGACATCAACGCTGATCGCACCATTGGTAATGCGATCCGCTACCTTGTTTTCCGTCTGAAATGCAGAGTCCACCCACAATCGCTTTGCGCTAGGCAGGCCGTCGCAGGTAATGCGCGGCAGAAGGCCCGCCACGTCCCACATGCTGAACGTCTGCGCCTGCTCGCACCGGAAGATTTGTGCGACCGTGCAAGCACAGCAGCGGCATTTCTTCGCGTGCCTCACATCGACCCCACGCAATAGCGTCCGCTGCCCGGCGGCAGTGCCGGCCTCGCCAACAACTGCACGCTGCCGCAGCCGGCGGACTGAAGCTGCGTCACGTCGCCATTTTTCACTGTTGCAAACTTGTGGTTGGCGTTCAAGATGTTGACGATCACGGCAAAGACGCCGCCGCAGGCCGCCCGGCCGATCTTGTCTCGGGCGATCGGCTCAAGTGCAATGACGAAAGCGTCGTCGTGCGTGCCAGACGCAGGGACGACGCCAGTGAGCACGGGCGACGAGATAAATCCAGGCACGAGAGTCTCGTTGACTTGGCCCTGCTGGCCGGTGTGAGGGCTTGACACAGTGCCGCTGATACCCAGCACGCCGAGCCAAGGAACGTCTTGGCCGCTGGCGTTCTTGATGAGGACGACGTTGGGCGCAGGGTCCGCCCCGGTCGCGCCGCCAGCCGCGAAGCCAGTGCCAGCACCGAGCACGCGATCCGCTGCATCCTGTGCGCGGTTCCACGCTTTCGCAGAGATCGCCCCGGCGAGCCGCTGCCCTGCCTCGATGCGTCCGTCGTTGCGGGCCATTAGGAAGTCCCGATGCCGAGCCCTGCGAAGCTCTTGTCTGGGTAAACCTTGGAGACGTAGACGGCCTTTGGTTTCTTGAACAACGCGTTGCTCTCGACGCTGCTCTCGTAGCGGACCCAGAGGTATTCGTGGCCTTTTTTCTGGATGCCAGAAATGGAGCCGATCGTGATCGCCGGAACCGTGCCGCCAGACTCCGCGTTGGGAGACGCCACGAACTTGAACGACAGCGTCCAAGGCCCGTTCCCCTTCTCTTGGTCCCACTCTTGCGAGCCACTCGCGCCGAGGAAGAGCACTTCGCCTGCGGCAAACCCACGGAATCCGCCGTTGTTCACCGATCCCGTGAGCGATGCCACCGACTTGATGTAGTTGCTGGTGACGTAGGTGCTTGGAACGTCATACGTCTCCGTCCACGTCAACTGCGGCACGACAATATCGACGCCGTTCACTCCGTTGTCGTCGACGCCGATGGCACCGCTCATGTTCGTCGCTTCGGACGGATACCGCTTCTCAAAGTCGAGCGTTCCACCAGACCCGGTCGCCTGCGCCTGCGTGATGTGCTGCATCCCGCCCGACGTATCGAACGAGCGCGACCGCCGCAGCGGATTTGGCTGATCGTCGTCCGCCCCCGCCTTCTCGTAGTTGATCTCAACGTGCCAAGCGTCATCGCCGAGGTAGTCGACCGAGTAAGACTCGGCCATTAGCTGCACGCTGGCGCCGGGATACTGCCACATGCGGAGACTGCCGCTGATCCGCTGGTTGCAGTCCGCGTGCAGCTGCACATCGTCCGTGTAGCCGAAGACCTTGTAGGACCGCGTCATCGTGGACGTGGCCTTCTTGCCGAGACGGTAGATCGTCGCGGAGCGCGATGCGTTATCTTCGATCCACGTTGCCATTAGGCGGCGACCTCCGCTGCGTTGTTCTGCGAGGTGTTCTGCTCAATCTGCTTGAGCGTGTCGAGTTGCTTCTGGGCAAGCGAAGAGCCGATGCCCATGCCACCCAGCGCGACAGACGAGAACGTCCCGGCGACATCGCCTTGGCTGGGGCCGCCCACACCGGCAGCGCCTGCCCCCTGCTCTGCTTGCTTCGCCTTGTCCGCAGAAGACGCAGAGGCGGTAGCGACGTTGATCCGCGAGAAGGCTGCGTAGTAGGAGTCGAGCAGCTTTGCCTCCAGCTCAGAGCCGACGTTGCCTCTCTCTAGAAGGGCGTCGATGCTCGCGCCGATGTTTGTGATTTCTTCGAGCGACGTAGCCGAGCCGAGAGCCTTCATAAGTTCAGCGGCGGTGGCTGCGTCGCGGCTCCGCTCCGTCACGCCGCTGGTGGCGTCGGCAAGATTAGCCTCGGCCCCCTGCGTTGCGGCGCGTCGCTCGTCGGCACGCTGTTGATTTGCAGCATCGCGGGCATCGGCGGTGGCTTGCGTGTTTTCGTCGACAGACTTTTTGCGGTCAGCCAGGTCTTTCCTGTCCTGCTCGTTTTGCCGCTCTGCCTCTGCCGTGCGACCAGCGATTCCCGGCCGATCCAGTTCACGCTGCCGCCGACGAGCCGACATCTCGCTGTCGACCTTTTCGTTTTCCTTCTTGAGATCAAATCCTTTCCTGAAAAACGACTGAATGTAATTCCAGGACTTTATGATCCCGGCTTCGAGGTTGTCCCACTGCGAGAGCACGCCGTTGACGATGTTGTCGAAGACGCCTTGCAGGTACGCACCGAACGTGCGGAAGGCGTTGCCAACAGTCACCCAGGTCGTGTCCCAAGCCTTGTAGATTTCGGCTCCGAGGATTGTGAATGTGTTTTGGAACATCGAAACCCACGGGTCGACGTAGCCCATCAGCCCCTCGACGCCCCGCAGCCAGCCAGCCATCAAGCCAGCCCAGAGAACGTCCATCGCGCCAGAGAGGTCGCCAGCACTGATGGCAGCGTAGATGCCGTTGAATGTGGTCGTGGCGGTTGTGGCGAGATCGGAGAGGACGACCATCCCGTCAGCCGCCGCCTGGTTGAGGCCGCCGCCGATCGCGTCTGCGATGCCAGAGAAACCGCCCGCCGCGTATATCGCAGCGGCACCGGCAGCCCCGAGAAGACCAAGCAGGATGAGCAGCGGAGCGTTGGCCGTCACCCAAGCCGCACCGCTTGCGACCGCTGCGGCCACGGATTTCGTTGAGAACGCCAACACGCCAGCAATCGCCTTATAGAACGACATGCCCACGAATGACGCAAGGCTTGCCACTGCGTTTAATGGAGCGGCGACAACGCCAACCGCCTTGAGGATTCCGCCGAATCCAAAGCTCGCCGCCTGGAGCGACAGGCCCAGCCCCGTGAGCGCGCCGCCGATTGCAACCGCCGCCACGCCGAACTTAGCGATTGTCGCGACCGTCTCTTTGTTCTTGGTGGCGAAATCGGTCAGGCCGTTGATGAGTCCGGCGATTGGCGTTGCGAGAGACATCAAGGCCGGGCCGACAGCGTCCGAGATTGCGATTGCGAATCGCTCAAGTGCCGACAAGATATTTCCGGCCGCCCCAGCCAGGCCGCTCATCATCGTCTTGAACTTGTCGCCCACCGACATTGCCCCGCCCATCGCGCCGGTCATGTCGTTGAAGCCATCAACGCCCGTGCTCGTCAGGATCGCAGCCGCACGAATGGCATCCTGTCCGAAGATCTGCCGGAAGATGTCGTCCTTCGCAGCCTGGTCGAGCCCGCCAAGCGCGCCGTTCAGCGTGCCGATGATGTCGACCAGAGGCTTCATGGAGCCATCGGCGTTGCGGAAGCTAGCAACCGACAGGCCGATAGAGGCCAGCGCGCCGACCGCCTCGTCCGCTGGGGCCATGAGCCGCAGGAGCATCGTCTTAAGCGAAGTGCCGGCGTCGCTGCCCTTCACGCCAGCGTTGGCAAGGATCGCTAGGGCTGCCGACGTGTCGCCAATCGACTGATTCGCCAGAGCGGCGACCGCCGACACTTGCGAGAACGCCTGCGACAGACCGGCAATCGACGTGCTCGAAGCATCTGCCGCCGATGAGATCGCATTGGCCGCCACGTCAGCGGTCACGCCAAAAACCTTCATCGCATCAGCCATCACGACGCCAGCCTCGGCCACGTCCATCTGGCCCACAGCCGCAAACTCAATCGCCGCCTGCCCTGCCCCGCCGAGAACCTGCTCGACGCTCATGCCCGCTTTGAGCAGTTCGAGGAATGAGTTGGTGATCTGCGTCGGCCCGACGCCCATTGCCTGCGACATCTGCATGGATGCCGCCTTGAGCCGGTCGAGCTCCTGGGCAGTCGCCCCGGTCGACGCTTGGATATTCAACAGCGTCGACTGATACGCCGTCCCCTGCCGCACAGCAGCCGCAAACGGCGCGAGCGTCGCCACGCCGATGCCGCCGATCTTCGCCCCCGCCCCGGCGAGCGAGCGGCCCATGTTGGCCATCGCCTTGTTGATGCGATTCAACGCAGCGAAGAACTTGCGCGGGTCTGCGCCGATCTCGACGAACGCGCTGCCCGCTCTGACTGATCCTGCGCTCATGCGTATTTCTGCCAGTCTTTTCCGAAGAGCCGCTCAAGATCCTCGGGAGTTGCCTCTCGCGCCTTGGGTCGCGTCTTCTTTGCGAACGGGTTGAACTTTCTCGGGTCTGCCTTGGGCGAGTGTTTGTCTCGGTGAATGTTGGCTTGCTGGGCGATGAGGTTGGCGGTATGCCACCACTGATGCTCTAAGCGGCTGTCTCTAGCGGCGACAAGCTGTCGGAGGGTCCACTTGCCTGGGTGGACTCCGAGGATTCCGGCTGCTTCCCAGATGGTGTCCCAGACTGTGCGATCAGCGTCTCCGCGCTCGCGGCTTCCAGACCCGCCTCCGCTTTCGTCAGCATCTCGCCTGCCACTTCGTCCATCTTGGCGGCGAGAAGACCGATCATCTTGCGGAGGCGCGGCGGGAAAAAATCGACAAGCTCGGCCTCCAACGCTTTGACGCCCGCGTCGAGAGCATCGCCTCGCAGCCCTTCGAGGAATGCTTCCTTGTCGAGCCCCTTCTCCGCGACCTGCTTCACGAGGATCGCGTAGAGCACTTCGCCAATCTTGGCGTATTGGGTGCGGAGCACTTGAAACGTCTGCGAGATCGAGGCGGCGTCGACCAAGTCAAACGGCACCGTCCGCCTGGTGCCGTCCTCGTCTGTCACGTCGACCGACACAAGGTCTTTCACTCGCAGCGCCGACGCCACGGTCAACGCCAGACGCCACGGGCGACCCTCATCATCTTTAAATTCACGCATTGGCTACCTCAGTCCTTGGCGGGTCATCTTGCACTCAACTGAGAACGTAGCGACCCCGTCAACGGAAAAGGTTTCGGCAATGCCTGTGACAACCGCCGGGAACGACCAACCGCCCGAGCCGCCAGACACGGTGATCTCATCGCCGTTTTCCAAGAGCGAGAAATCCACGTCGCTGGCGTCGTTGAGTTCGACCGAAACGGTCGCGTCGTAGCCAGTGTTGTAAACCTCGACCTGACGCGAGCCGAACGCCTCAATGTCGATCGTGCGGGCCGTCTCGCTAATCGTGACGCTCCGCGCGCTGGCGATGTAGCCGCTGATCGAGATCGAGCAGTCCTTCCCCAGCGTGATCGCCACGGGTCAGGTTCCGCCCTTGGCCGTGATCGTGTAGGTGACGGCACCGTCGACGTTGATGTTTTCCGTCACGCTGATGACGGTGACGCCGTTATCGGCGTTGGCGTCCAATAGGTCGGTCATTGCCTGGCCTGGGTTATGGCACTCGATTTCCCACGTCACGGACTTAAAGCCCGCTTGCGAGACCTTGTAGCCGCCCGAAGTGTTGGAGCGGTTGGAAACATCAACGGCCTCGGACTCTGTGGTCTTCGTGACATTGATGATATTGGTGCCGTAAGGCGCGGAAAGCGATCCGCTGCGGCCGAGAGTGACTGCCATGCGAGTTGGCTCCTAATGTTCAGGTGGATTACTAGGCGCGGGTAGCCGAAACGGTGTAGGTGACGATGCCGTCGATCGGCTCGGCCTGGGCAACGCTCGTCACAATGTAGGCGGCGTTTCCGGTCGTCGTGCCGCCGATGGTGATCGTGGCTCCGGCTTCGCAGCCGGGGGCGTCGATGCACTCAATCTCGATCGTCTGTTCTGCCAGACCCTTGGAGAACCGGCGATGTGTCAGCCCGCCGAGCGTGGTGGTGTCGATCTCGCTGGCGGACGACGTGACGGTGACGCTGCGCGCCCCAGTGACGCCCGTTATGGCCACGTCTTTGCCGAGAAGAATGTTGGACGATGTGCCGGACATTTCTGCCCTCCTGTGTGTGCGTAGTCGCCTGCGTGCGGCGATACGCTCAAACTAGGAGCGGCAGAGCGGCGACCGTAGGGGGTATGGGGCTCTGCTCACGGGCCAGAAATCTGCCCCCGCCACTGCTGGGCGAGCTTCGGCAACTTGGCGGCCAAACCCTTTCGCATGAACCGCCCAGGAGGCACCTTGCCATCGCTGGAAGCCAGGTCCATAGTCTTGCGACGCCGCGTGTGGGCCGGGTCGATCCAGACGCCGACGTATGCCGCTTGCGCTGCGTACCACCCACGATTTTTCCGGCGGCGACCGGACGCGCCCAACAGGCTGGCCGGTGGCGGGTTTTGTTCGAGAATCCGATTCGGCCGCTTTGGGTTCGTTGGGTAGCGACCGACAAGCCGGAGCACTCGCCTGGCGGACCCGCCAAACTCCTGCAATTTGTTGAGCCACGTTGCGGCGTCGGTCGGGCCGATCACCACAGACTCGCGGCGGTTGTCGACCGCGTAGCGAATGAGCGTCCGCAGGAAGCCCGTCCGCGTCGCACCTCGCCCGCGAGGGTTCTTCCAGCTTGTGATCTTGCCTGCGATCGGCGGGCGGAAATCCATCGCCAGCACGTTTTCGCCGTCCTTTTTTCCGACGAGCGTCCACTTCGGCTTGGTCTTCACGTTGCGGTGCGAAAACTGCTTCTTCGACGATTGGCGGACGATGGTGCCTGCCCGGTCGAGGGCTTTGAGGTTTCCGCTCTTCACCTTCTTTTTGACGTGGGCGAAATTCATCTTCGCCTTGAAGCGAAAGGCGGGCGGGACTAGGTTGCCCTTGCCGCTGAGTGCCTGCCCGACTCCAGAGAGTCCAGCCATGCGTCACTCCACCGGGAGATTATCACTCTCAAGCACCCGGTAGGTAGCCGTGATGACTGCCCGCCAGACGTTGCGGTCGTTGAGAGCGTCGTCTGGGTTGATCTCGATACTAGAGCTCTCGGGGCTCGTGACGCCACCGGGCCATTCCTCAACGTCGGTGAAATCGTGCGCCCGGATCTGGAGCAGCACCTCGCCGGCCAGGTCGATCATCTGGTCGACCTCCTGGTCGGTCGAGACGTGGCGGCCGATGAAGACGTGGGCCGTGTAGTCGATCTGGCTCTGCTGGCGACCGATGCGTTGCACGTCGGCGTTGCCCGGCGTGACGTAAATCACGGGGTTCGCCATGCCCTCAATGTCGACCGTGACCCAGTTCTTTCGCTCGATCGTGATCGGCGAAAGTTCCCACGACACGGTATTGAGGCTGGCCGCAAGAGCGTCGGCAATTTCGCGAAGGTAGGACGGCATTGGCCTGCTCGGGAACCGTTGGGGGATTCCCTAGCAGAATGGCACGGCCGGCGGGCGCGAGTGAGGGGGTGGCGGGCGTCTCTCGCCGCGATAGCGCACTTGGTCAACTCTTAGCCAGCCGGAACTCAGGGCAGCCGCAGCGTGGGCATGGGCCGTTGCTGTCCTTCCGGTCGTTGCATCGGTTGCATCTGGCGACCGGCGGCATGAAGGGGAGTTGTTGCTGGCCCATCTGACTCTCCCTTCGCTCAAGAGCGCAGGTTTGCCTTCAGTCCGGTTGGCTGTGTACGCCAAAGGGCCACCAGCGTTCGCAGCAACAATGCTGGCAGCTTCGATTCGGCCATCTCGTCAATCATCTGTCCCTCTCTGATTTCTGTATCGCAGTGTCGGGGTTTTTCGCAAAAAAACTGGCGTAACATATCGAATGGGAAATGTTTCAGAAACGATCTCACTGCAACAGATTCAACAATTCGTAAGGAAGTGTGCTGCGTATTTCTTCCAGTTCCTTGCGGGCGTCCGTTGGCTCGCCGTGCTTCAGCCGCCCGCGAATGTGCTGCTCAATCGCCTCCAACGCGAGCAGCGCCTCCCGCCCAGCCAGGGCATACCGATGCTCCAAGGCGTCGTCCGTGTCGCTCAGGTCGAATCGCAGTGTGGCAATCATGTATAGCGAGGTTACTACGGTTTATCGGATTTCGATAACTTTCGCCTTTCGCGAATCGCGAACGCCCAGATTGTATCAGCATTCATACGGAAAACGTGTCGCTTCGGATACGTTTCGGCAACAAATGCTAGGTACTCGTTCGCAACTACCTAGCTTTCGCTCTTCTGGTGCAAGAGCGCAGTTCAGTTCCCGCAATACCCCTCGCACTCGTCCACGAACCCTCGCAAGTGCATCTGCCCGCTCTTCTGGTCTGCCTCGCGTAGATCGACTTGATCCAGCGGCACGCAGTCGCGGTGGACATAACGGGCGGCATCAAGGCCGGTGCCGGTGCGGCATACCTTGTCGATGTAGACCGCCCGCTCCCAGCCCTTAGCGTCCGTGTCTCGAAGGTGCCGCCACTCGTCGTTTCGTTTGAACGGGCAGAAGGTGCAGGCGGATCGTGGCACGGGATGCGGCACGCGGCCTTTGAGGTAGGCCACGCAATCTGCCCGCGTCATTTCCAAGTCCCACAGCGGGAACTCTACCTTCCAGTTTGCGGGCTTCTCCATGAACCGCTGCTTCACCCGGATCACCCGCTTGGGCTCGTCGTATGACAGGCCCATGTACTGCGTGACGGTCACATCCTTGGGGATTGGCCGCCCAGGCTGCCCGCCGACCCGCTCGCGAATCATCGATTCAATCGGCTTTACCTTGTAGTCCGCCGTGCATTGGCGGCGCGTCAGGCTGGTCGTGCCGTCAGCCATCTTCGTGTAGACGGGGATTTGGATGTAGTGGCCGCCGTCCGTCCGGCGGTTGCCCTTGGCGTCCGCACCAGCTTCCAGAGCGTCTCCTAGCCTGCCTGCCGTTATTCGCAGGATCGGCGGGCCTCCCAGCGATTCCAGCCACGCCAAATGCGAGTAAACATCGTCCGGCTCCTCCTGCGTGTCCGCGAAGATGGCGGCGTCGATAGCCGGAACCTCGCCGTCAATCGCCATCAGATAAAGGGCCGTGGACTGCACGCCAGCCCCAAGATTCAGGAAGTGGTGCTCAGGCATCGCGAGTCGTGCTCCAGGTGGTCATTCCGCCAGCGCCCACGGTCATGTAGGAATCTTGGCTCAGTTCCTCACGCAGCCGCTCGGCGAGGTCGCGCGCCGTTTCCCGCAGCGTGTAGCCGTCTGTCGGAAATCGCGGGTAGTTGCGGAAGCCCACGACGAACCCGGCCTCCTCGCCGCCCCGGTAGATGTAGGTCGTCGGCGTGACGGTGACGCAGCAGGGAACGTCACGACAGAAACGCCGGATCACTCGTTTGGCGTGGTCGATGTCGCCCGCCATGAAGACTTCGACCACTCGCGTCGGCTCGTGTTTTGGGTCCATGCCCCAAGACTACGCGCCGAGTCCACTTCTGAAATGCCCCGGAATGCCGTCTCTAAGGTGAGTAGCGCAACTGTCAAGGAATCCTTGACGGTTCACGACCGTATGTTGTGGGAAGACAGCACTTAGAACGGCGCAGTCGGCGGCGTGAAGTTCGCCGTGTAGACGGCAGTGCCTTTGACGATGCGTAGTTCGTCGATGTAGCCGATAAGGTCGCGTCCGAAGAACTGGTTGTTTCGGCCGACGAAATACGCATCCCCGTTCCACGAGCCGGTGTCGGTTGCCGTGCCGTAGACCGCGCCGTCGATGTAGAGCGTCACCGTCGATCCAGACCGCACGAGCGCAATGTGATGCCATGCGTCGTCGGACCAGTCGCCGGAGGAACTGGCTACAACGAATCCGCCATCGCGATATACGGCAATCTGCCCGCCGCCGAAGCCGTCGTTATTGATTAGAAGTGTCCATCCAAAATAAAACTCGCTGAAGCCCTCGTTGCCGATGAGTTGCGCGTACTGGTTGGTGCTGGTCGTCTTGAACCACATTTCGACGGTGAAGTCGCCCGTGCCGAGTTGCAGGTCTTCAAAAGAAATCGAATCGCCGCTGCCATCGAAGTACCCGCTCGCCCCGCCAAACTTCGACTGTGCCGTGCTGATCTGCGCATTGCCATTTGCCGTCACCGCCACCCCATTACCTGACGAGTCAGTGAACGTCGTGCTTCCGTTCGTGCCGTCGAAGTGGAGGAGCAGGGCAACATCAAGAGCCACTGGCGTCACAACGCCGCTCGCGCTTCCATACGGCCCCTCGCCCAGCGCGTTCACGGCCCGCACGCGGAAGATGTAGCCGGTGCCATTCGTCAGGCCAGTGACTACCGCAGACGTTGCGGTGCTGGTGCCATCGGCAAACGTCGTCCACGTTGATCCCGAGTTGGACGAATACTGCACTTGGTAATCAGTCGGCGGCGAACCAAGCGTTGGGGCCGACCAAGTGAGAGAGACTTGGGCGTTGCCAGCAATGCCGACCGGCGAACCCGGCACGCCGGGGGTGGCGGGCCACTTGTTGACCCGCAGAAACTCCTCTGCCTCCCGCACCCGCCAGATGCCGCTGGCGACGGAGGGGGTGGGGTTCACCGTCAACCCGAAGTAAGAACCGTTGCGGCGGGGCATTACGAAATCTCTTCGTAGGAAACGATGGCTTCCAAGTCGCCGTTATTGCTGGCAGTCAGCCGCAGGGCATCGCCTTCCATGAGATACACAACGTCCTCGCGGGTGATGACAGAAAGCGTGGAGTCGGCGGGAACGGACACGGTATTGCAGATATGCCGCGTCACGCTGCCGTCGAAGATAGACACGGTGACGCTCGCGGCATCCACACCATCGACGTTGGAGACGTAGAGCGACACGACGCGGAGCGTCTTATTGCTGGCGGCTCCGTTGCTGATGATCGCAGTGGCCGACGTTGTGACCGCCAGTTTGGCGTTCTTCGCTTCGACCTTCGTCGGATTGCACAGGTCAGGGATTGGCATTCGCTACTCCTACATCCACCAGAATTTCTTTGCGGAAGCCGCTACGGTTACGGCCCCCGTTTGCCCGTTTACGCTGGTCACGGGCGCGGCGACCCACGCCCCATCGCCACGCAAATAATTCGACGCCGATGCGGTGCCGCTGCCGAGCCTCGCGGTAGCCAGCACACCGCTTCCGATCTGCGAGGCGGGGAGGCTGGGGATTCGGGCAACGTCGAACTGGCCCGAAGTCACCTGACTTGCGCTATGCGTATGATCGAGCGCACTGGCCCCGATGTCGGCGGGCGTGAGAGCGTCCGAGCCGCCCGTCGAGTGGCTCGCCTTGTGGGCCGCCGGGGCGAAGGTGCTTGGCACCCCAGACAGGCTCGCATACGAGACGCTGCTCTGCGTGGCGAGCGAGCCGAGGCCCGACACGTCCGCAGCCGCAATCGTCACGGCACCCGTGCGGCCCGCGACCGACTGCACCGGGGCGGCAGCCGAGGCTGCCGTCGTGAAATCGGAGATCGTGGATGCGGTCTGCGTTCCAGTGTGATTTGCCCGCTGCACCGCTGCGGCCTGGGCGGCGTTGGCCTTGGTCGTGGCGTCCGACGCGGCAGCCGACGCTACGGCGGCGTCAGCGGCGGCCTGGGCCGTCGAGACAGGCTTTGAGGCATCGCTCGTGTTATCGACGCTGCCGAGGCCGACCATCGACTTTGTGACGCCGCTAACCGTTCCGGTGAAAGTCGGGCTCGCCAGCGGGGCTTTTGCGGCGAGGCTGTTCGTCACGGTGGTCGCAAACGAAGCGTCATTGTTCAAAGCCTGGGCGAGCTCGGCCAGCGTGTCGAGGCTCGCTGGCGATGAGTTGACCAAGGCAGCGACCGCAGCGGAAACGTCGCTCGTGCGGGCGATTGCCGAGGAGATACGAGCGTCGGGGAGAGTACCCTGCGTGAGTAGCGAAGCGTCAACCGTCGGCGGGGCGGCGGCGATGACGGCCGACGTGAAGTCGCTGATTTGTGCCGCTGTGTGCTGATGGGTGAGCGGCTGGCGGGCGTCAGACAGGCGGGCGTCGGTCGTGAGGACGTAAGAGCCCGCCGCCTGCTTGCCGTCGAGGGCCGCCGACAATCCGCTGACTTCGGCAATCGTGTGGCCGTGGGCCGAGGGCGGGAAGCTCGCGGGGACGTTCGTCAGTTGGGTGTAGTTGGTCGCACCGGGAGCCCCCGCCGGGCCAACCGGCCCCTGCGGGCCAGCGACACCGTTCGCCTGGAAGAACGCCCCTATCTGCTGGACGCTCGTCCGCTTCGTGGCGTTGTTGCTCGACACGATCAGCAGGTCGGTCCCTGCAACAGTCGTGACGGCGGGCAATTCGCTGACGCGCTTCTGGAGTGCCATGTGGTCCCTTAGTCGACTGCCAGCGGAATAACGATTTCGTCGCCCTGCTCAGTCACGATAAACGTGATGTCGCGGTCGATCTGCTTCGTGTGAATGCGGAGGATCGTTTGGAACGCATCGGCGTAGTGGAAGATCGGCACGCCACGCGGGGCCGCGACTTCATACAACGTCGCCACGCCGTCAAGCGTCTCGAAGATCACGTCGCCACGCCTCGGCTCGCCATACGGGAGCTCGTCCGTCTTCACGAGGTAGTCGCGGCTCTCCCAGGCTTCGATCACGCCGTTTTGCCCCTGAGCCTCAAACGTCGAGCGGCTGATCGAGGCGGTCATCTGGGCCGTATTGTTCCCCCGCCTGTAGGCACAGAGCGTCCCCGCCGACTGCTTGAGTTGGTTGGCGAGCCACGCTGAACCGGAGCGGAGAAGGTCGGCCATTTGTTTCCTTCAAGAAAAGCCACCGCCGCAACGCCCCGGCGGCGCGCTGGAGGTGATAGCGCACCTGCCGGGGGTTGCGGTGTGGACTCGCGTGCTCAACCGATGTTGATGAGCACCTGGACGCTCGCGTCGCCAGACGCAGCCGCCTTCGCAGCCTTGCCCGCACGCTTGTTGTTGGTCGCGGTCGTCGTGATGTTGCCGGCCGTGGCGTCCCAGTAAACGAGAGCACCCTGACCGATCGCACCCGTCGCCTTCGGCATCGACCAGACGCCTTCGACAGAAACCGCACCGAGAGCGTTGGCAGCGATGGCACGGGGAGCCACGCACACCAGGTCGTTGAGCACGACCACGGCACCGGCCGCAACAGCGGAGGTCGGCGTGTGGTCGATCAGGCAGTCGCCTTGAACGTAATCAGCCATTGAGATCACCTGCTTTCTGAGGAATGGGTTTGGTTGAATCATGCCGCCGGGCGGGAGGTGGCCCCCGCCCGGCGGTCACGGTTTGTGAGACTAGGTCGCGTCGCCCTTCACGGAGGCGAGGTATTCGGCCTTGGCGACGCCAAAGTCGAAGTAGCCACGCATCTGCACGCCGAGCGTTTGGAAGTCGGCTTCCGCCGTCTCCACGATCGGGCTCTGCACGCCGTTCAAGAACGCCACTTCCATCGCGGCCAAATCGCTGGGATTCGCCACGAGGTAGTAGTCCTCGGCGCTCGTCAGGTACGAGGTCGAAACGACCTGGTAGCGGCCGGCGAGCACGTTCACGTTGGGGGCAGCGGTCGAGCCGCCGACGAGCAGGGCCGAGCCCATGATCTCGGCAGCCGCGATCTCAAGGTCCGCCGGCACAAGCAGGACAGCCGGGTTGATCGCGACGGGGTTGCCGTCAGGATCCTTGAGCTTGCGGAACTTCGTCGCCAGCTTCTTCAGGTTGGCGAGCGAGAGCGCGCCAGCCGTCGACTCCAGGTTGCCCCGGCCCGACGTGTACCACGAGCCGTGGCCCGCCTGGAACTCAGTCCAGAAGGCGTCGTTGAGGGCGAGAGCGCCACCACGACCGATCCGCTGCGGGACAGCGGTCAGAGCGCCGAGATCATCGTTGATGAGGTCGGTGCGGGTCACGCTCGTCATGATCCCGTAGGTGTCGGCCGAGATCGTGCGGCTCTCGTCGCTCGCAGCGGCGTTCTTGAGCTCGCCACCGTTGGCGACCTTCTCGAACTTCATGCCGCCGTTGAGCCGGTAGCTGGTCATCGTCTTGAAGTCGTTGACCGAGCGAACCGAAGAGACCGAACGCCACGAGCTCTCGACGCCGTTGAAACCGGCGAGGAGGAACTTGTTGACGGTCGACGACAGGATGCCGGCGATCGAGTGGGTCGCCCACGCGGCCTGCATGATGGGACGCA